TGCAGTCCTTCTGGACCCGCGACATTGCCAAGAACCGGACCAACCCCGACTCCAAGCCGGGGCTCTACAACCTCATCGCACGGCGGTTTCCCGAGTTGTATGGCCGGGAGCCGGTCGATCTGTTCGCATGGCTCCAGACGCCGGATGCGGTCGGCAGCGAAGGCCTGACCCAGCCGGGACAGGCCCCCATGATCAATCCACTGACCGGTGCGCCAGCGACAGAGGCCGACATTCTGGCCCGGCTGGAGGCGCTGCGGCGGCGCCGGGAAGAGGAGGGCGGGGCATGAACACCATCCCGACCAACGCGCATTTCTGCCAGCGCGCCCGGGAGCGTGCCGGGGTCGAGGATCCCGAGGCGCTGTTTCTCTACCTCTGCCGTGCCCTTGAGGAGCAACGGCATGATGTGATCGAGCATTGCTTCGACGTGCTTGGCCCCGAGGCCCCGGACGGGCGCCCTATCCGCGCGATATGGCGGTTTCGCGTGGCAAGCGGGGAGGTTTTCTATGCCGTTGTCTCGCGGCTGATGATGCGGCCCATCACGATCCTGACCCATGAACAGGTCAGGTTCTACCGCGAGAAAAAGCGTCTCCAGAAACCAAAGGGGCACAAGGGCCGCCGCGTGTGCAAATCGTGACCGCCCGCGCCACCCTTTCCGCCGATGGCTGCACCGTGACTCACAGCAAGGGCGCATGGTCGGAAAGCTATCCCGTCGCAAAGCTGGCTGCGCATCTGGAGTTCTATCGCGCCATGCGGGACCGCCTTGCGCCGCATGACCGTTCTGGCAAGGCGACCGGGCCGGGCCCCTATGCCTCGTCCTATGCGGATGACGTGCTGGCGCTGGAGCGGGTCGAGAAGATGGCAAGGGTGCTGGGCGCGATCTGATGAAGATGGACCCGCTCATTCTGGAAGAGCTTCAGCTTCTCGAAGAGCTGGACCGCCTCCGGGCGCGGGATTCCTTTCTGGCCTTCTACATGCGGATGACGGGCTATTATCCGCCCCGTCACCTCCGCGTCATTGCGCGCTTTCTTGAGGCGATGGAGAACGACCTGATTGACCGCGGCATGTTGTTCGCCCCGCCGCGGCATATCAAGAGCCTCAGCGCCTCGATCCTCTTTCCGGCGTGGATCATGGGGCGCCATCCCACGACCAAGATCATGTCGGTGGTTCATACCCAGAACTATGCCGGCAAGATCGGCCGCAACGTCCGAAACCTCCTGCGGCGCCGCGACTGGCCCTTTGACGGCGCGCACCTGGCCGCCGACAGTCAGGCGCGCGACCAGTGGGCCACGCTTCAGGGAGGCGAATACAACGCCTTCGGGATCATCGGGGGCAATCAGCACGGCAACCCCGCCGAGTGGCTGTTCATGGATGACATCGTGAAGGGGCGGCAGATCGCCATGTCGCCCCACATGCGCGAGGAAGTCTGGGAGACCTACAAGGCCGACCTTACGTCCCGCCTTCAGGGGCGGCGCAAGCAGTTGATGGTCTTTACCCGCTGGCATGAAGATGACCCGGCGGGACGCATCCTGCCCGACAATTACGACGGTCGCACGGGCTGGTATGCCGACCGCGAGACGGGCGAAAAGTGGTATGTCCTGAGCCTGCCCGCCATGGCCGAGCATGAGGATGATCCGCTGGGCCGCGATCTGGGCGAATGTCTCTGGCCGGAGCAGTTCGGTGAGGCCTTCATGGGGCCCAAGCGCAAGCGCGGGGGCTGGATATGGTCGGCCCTCTATCAGCAGCGCCCCAGCCCGCAGGAGGGGCTCATGTTCACCGACGCGCACGTCATGCGCTTCGATCTGGGCGCAATCGACCTGACCCGCCTGCAAATCTACATCTCCAGCGACTATGCCGTGACGGAGGAGGGTGGCGGCGGTGATCCCGATTGGACCGTGCATCAGGTCTGGGGCGTGGATCACGAACAGAACATCTTCTTGCTGGATATGTGGCGCGGGCGCACCCAGTCCGACGAGTGGGTCAGGCACTGGATCAGGCTGGTAAAAAAGTGGAGCCCGCTGCGCGCATTCGAGGAATCCGGGCAAATCCTCAAGTCGGTCGGCCCCATCATCCGCGCCATGATGCGGCAGGAACGGGCCTTTGTGGACCGGGTGCAGATGGCCAGCACCACCGACAAGCCAAGCCGGGCGCAAGCGCTTCTGGGCTGGGCCGCCATGGGCAAGATGTTCCTGCCCCGGCGCGATACCGTGCCTGCCTCTTGGCTTTCTCACCTCGACGCATTCGAGCTGGAGTTGAAGCAATTCCCTGCCGGTAAGAAGGACGACACCGTGGATGCCGCCACGCTCTTTGCCCGCGGGCTGGACCGGATCATTGCGGGACAGCATCCCGGCAAGGCCCGCTCGCCGCACGGCGACACCCTTGATGACCTATGGGAGAGGAACGAGGGCGGCAGATAAGGGCCACGCATGGGCATTTCAGACATCATCCAGCCCGGCGCGATGGGCCGGGACGGCGACGACGCCATGCCATGGCAACCCGTCTCGGAGCTGACGCCCGACGTGCCGGAGAGCGATTCCGAGGCCGAGGGCAAAGGCCCGGACGAAAACTGGCGCTTCTGGCAGGAGCAAATCACCACCGCCCTGATGCACGAACGGCGCTGGCGCAAGGAGGCGCTGCACGCGGAAGGCCTGTATTTCGGCCCGGACGAGGACAGCGGCACGGGCGAAAGCAGCGGGGCGCCGAAGGAAAACCGGATCACGGATGAAACAGGGCTGATCCATTCCAACATCGAAGTGTTGAAGCCTCTGGTGTTCAGCGAAACGCCCACCCCCATCGTGCAGCGGCGCTGGCGCGGCGATGGCCGGGCCGACGAAACCGACCTGATGGCGGCAGAGGCCGGGCAGCGCATCGCGACATGGATGCTCAGCACCACTGATTTCAACGGCGCGATGGAGCGGGCCCGCGATGACTGGCTCATTGCCGGTCGCGGTGCGGCCCGCGTTCTCTACCGTGCCGAGTTTGGCCAGGAGCAGGCCACCAATCCCCTGACGGGTGAACCCGTCGTTGAAGACGTGAAGCTCAACGAGGAAGTGCTGATCCGGGGCAACGAGTGGCGCCGCCTTGTGCTGGCCCCCGCTGCGGGCTGGGACCAGATGCCGTGGATCGCGTTTGAAGTGCCCATGACTCGGGCCAAGATCGAAAAGCGGTTCCCAGAACACAAGGACCGGTTCGCCTATGTCAACAAGGGTATGCGGGGCAGGGCGCGCGCCTTTGGCGACGAGGACCGCGAGGACCGCGCCCTGTCCAGTCAGATCGACCGCACCGGAGAGCCGGTCATCAGCCCGTTTGACACCGCCACGGTCTGGGAGGTCTGGAATCGGGAAACCCGGGCCGTGATCTGGGTATCCCCGGACTGCAAGGATGTAGTGCTGGACAAGCAGGACGATCCGCTGGGGCTGGAGTATTTCTTCCCCATGCCCAGGCCGCTTCTGGCCACGACCCGGGGCGACAGCATGAATCCGCGCCCCGACATCGCCTATTACGCCGAGCGGGCCAAGGAAATCGACCTGGCCACGCGCAAGATGCACGAGCTTCTGAAGGTGCTGGCCGTCGCGGGCCTGTTCCCCGGTGCCATGGCCGATCAGGTCAAGGCGCTGATGGAGGGCAAGAACCAGCTCATACCGGTGCAAAGCTGGATCAGCCTCATGGAGAAGGGCGGATCATCGAACATCATCCAGTGGCTTCCTCTGGAGGCCATCATCACCTGCCTCAACGCGCTGCAGATGATGCGGGAAGCGGCAAAGCAGGCCATGTTCGAGGCTTCCGGCGTCTCCGACATCATGCGGGCGCAGGGCAATCCGAACGAGACGGCGACGGCACAGCAGATCAAGGGCCGCTACGCCGGTCTACGCCTTGCGGCAAAGCAACGTCAGATGGCGGTCTTTGCCCGTGACAGTCTGCGGATCATGGTCGAGATTGCGCTTGAGCTGTTCGACGCTGCCCGCCTCTTCGATCTGGTCGGGCTGAACATCCCGGCGACCGAGGCGGAACGGCAAATGAAGCTGGCCGAGATCGAAGCCGGAAAGCAGCAGTTCGCGCAAGCGGTGGCGCAGTATCAGGCGCTGGAACAGGCTATGCAGGTCATGCAGCAGCAGGGCCAGCCCGTGGCGCAGATGCCGCCGCCGCCCCAAGAGCCGAAGTTTGACCGGGTGCCGGAAACCTCTTGGGAGTTGGTCCACGCCCGCCTGCGCCGCGATATGTCGCGCAAAATCACGATTCAGATCGAGACGGACAGCACGGTCCTTGCCGATGAGCAGGCCGACAAGGAGGCCCGCATCGAGTTCCTGGGTGCCTTCTCAACCTTCGTGCAGCAGCTCGCCCCGCTCATGGCCTCGGGCCAGTTCGATATGAAGACGGTCAAGGAGTTGCTGCTGTTCGGCGTGAGGGCCTTCCCGAAGAGCCGCACGCTGGAAGGCATGATTTCGCAGATGCCGGATGAGCCGCGGGGCGAGCCGAAAGAGGACACCCAAGTCATTGTCGCCAAGATCAGGGCCGAGACCGACAAGCTCGTGGCCGAGATGGAGATGGCCGACAAGGAGAAGGACCGGCAGCACGACATGCGGATGAAGGGCGCCGATCTGCTGGCCAAGGCGGCAGATACAGCCGCAAAACCAGTCTCGCCGCAACCGGTCGGGCGCGCGTGATAGCTGGGGCAGCACGCTAAACAGCCAAGGAGCTGCCCCAGATGACCACCCTCGAAACCGGCGAAGCCCTCGCCGCCGCCGTCCAGAAGACACCGCATCGCGTGACGCTGGACAGCCTCAAGGCCAAGATCGTGGCCGCCGAGTTTTTCCACCCCAGCTTTGCCCCGCATGTGACCGTCGCGGTTCTCCAGACCGAGAACGGCTTCACGCTGGTTGGCAAGTCGGCCCCGGCCGATCCGGCCAACTTCGATGCGGAGGCGGGCCGGACCTTCGCGCATGACGATGCCATGCGGCAGCTCTGGGCGCTGGAGGGCTATCTGTTGCGCGAGCGCCTTCGGCAGGCGGAGGGCTGAAGTATGGATTGGCCGACTGCGATTGTCATTGTCGCCATCGTCTGCGGGCTGACCGCATCAGTGATTTGGGGCTGACCGATGGAATGGACACCGCACCAACATCGTGTTCTTGAGGAACAGAAGCAACTCGGTGATCGGCTTGGCGCCCTTCGCGCCTTCCTCGACAGCCAAGTGTTCGCCAGTCTCCCCGAGGCGGAGCGCTATCGCCTGCGCCGTCAGGCCGAGGTGATGGCGGAGTATTCCCGCATCCTAGCGGAGCGCATCGCTGCCTTCCCGCGCCCCGACGATCAGCCTGCGCCTGTTCCTGCGCCCACAGTTCTGTCCCGCGCCGCCCTCGCGGTGATCTCCGAAGCGGTGCAGGCATACCTTGCCCAGCTTGAAAACCGCGAACCGCCCCCGGATCAAAGCCCGGTGGACGTGATCCAAGCCGCCAGCCAGCACGTCATGGCACAGCGCGGCATCGCGGCCCCGTCCGATCTGCGCGAGGTCTGCACGCAGGTCTTGCAGCACTATCTGCGCAAGGAGGTGCGGTGATGTGCCTGAGCCAAATCAGGGCCGCAGACGCCAAGGAAAAGGCGGCTTACTATCGCGGCGACACGGACATCCATCCCCACGGGGTGAGCAGGAAGCGCTACCTGCTTCCGCCGGAGGACGACAAGCGCTGTTGGGACACGGCGCCGATGGCGTGGCATTTCTCGGAATGGGGCAATGCGTGTGGGGCCTGCCCATGAGCTGGCTCCTCATCATCGTTCTCGTCGCTGATGGCGCGCGAACCGAGGCGCCGGTGGGCCTGATGATCGACCAGCGCGCCTGCAACATTGCCGGTTTCGGCATGGGCGCCGTTCTGTCGCAGGCCAATCCCGGCGTTGATGTGGGGTGGCGCTGCGAAAAGCAGGTGGCGGCATGACCGCATCCGAACACGCCCGCATCTTCGGCCCGCGCGAGCCATCCGCCCCGGGCCGGTCCCGCCTGTGCAAGACCTGTGGTGACTGGCACCGGCTGGACCGGCCTTGGCCGCACAACTGCCGCCCGCCCGCGCCGCCGCGATCCGTTCTGCCCGCCCCGATGCTGGCCCCGAAGTTTCAGGAGTTTCTGGCTGGCGAGGTGAACAATCCGGTGCCGATCAGCGATCCAGCCTCCAAGCGGGAATACATGGAGCGCCACGATCTGGTGGAGTGGGATGCCGGCGTGAAGCCGGAACGTGAGCCGACCGAGCGGGAATGGGAGCGCGATCTGGCCATGGACCTGAAGCGCGAGGCTGAGATTGACCCACTGAACCGCCCGCCCGTCGATGTGGTGGGGCGCACCAATCTGGATGGCGCGTCCGAGATCGACACGACCGACATGGAGGTTTTCAAGTGAAGTCCGAGCCGTTGCCGACCCTGATCCCTGCGCGAACCCATGAGGCCGACGAGGAACAGCGCCTGCGCGAGGCCATCAACCGGCTGTGCGGTCAGGCGCTGGCCGCTCTGGATGCCGCCATCAAGTTCCGCACCGCCCCGCATGAGGCGCAGCGCGCCCGCCATCTGGCGCGCGGCCATCTGGTCGATTTCAGTCTGAAGGCGATGCACGCCCTCACGCTGACCGCCGCCGAGAAGAAACAGAACGAGGAGTAAACCCATGCCCGCCGACATCGACAATGACGCCGACATCGACCGCACCGACCTGATCGAAGAGGATGAGGACGATTCCGCGGTCCTTGAGGTCATCCGCAAGGCTCTGGAAGAAGGCGCTGACGACACCGCCCCAATCGGCCGCGCCTTCCCCGAACTGGAAGAGGATGGCCGCGATGAGATGGTCACCCTCGAAAAAGGGCTGGAGCTGATCGACAAGGCCGCCGTCCCGGCGCAGCGCAAGCCGAAGGGCGATGACCTGGACGTGGAAGGCCCGAAACCGGGCGAACCCGGCACGGCTGCGAAGGCGGTGGATGGTGCCGAAACGGAAACCCAACCCGCCGACGGCACAGCGCAACCCGACGCCGCTGACCCCTACGCCGACCTTCTGGCCGGGATTGACGGGGAGCGGCGTGAGACCCTTACGGGCCGCCTGCGGCAAGCCGACGACATGCTGTCGATCTTCGCAGGGCATGAGGCCGAGATGGCCGCCAACGGCATCACGCCGGTTCAGCACATCCGCAGTCTGGCCCAGATCGACCAGTTCGCCCGCAAGAACCCGGAAAAGTATCTGGCATGGGCCGCCACGGAG